TTAATGTTGGCGCCGCATTTGTGTAAGACGTGCTCATTAAATCTACTAGAGCAGCTACAAAAAAGTTTTGCATTGCAACTCCTGTTGAATCGGCAGCGTGTGTAAGGGTTACCTTATCAGTAGCTGCAGCTCCTGCATAGAAAAAAGACGTTTCAGTAGTAGAGGTCTGTTCAATAGACTCTACCATGTTTGCGTTTAATACGATAGGAGTAGTAACTCCTGATTGCGGAAAATTGAAATATTTATTCATGATTATGAGATTACAACGTTAGTGATTACAGTTGGAGCTCCATCAGTAATGTCAAGAATAGATTCTGACCATTTTCCTTGAGCAACTTGAATTAATTTATTTTGAATATAGTTTATCATATTATATCCACTAGCTGTATCAGCACCATGAGTTATTGTTATGGTGTCGAACGCTCCTGTAGTAAGATAATTAACTATAGTTGTAGTAAAGCCGCCACCACCAGTGGAGACCATTACCATTTTATCAGCAGGCATAATTAAATTGCCATTTGCTGCAGTTTGTACTTTTAAAAATTTTGCCATTGTTAAAAAATTTAATGGGTTAAACAAGTTGTAAAGTTACGAATTTTTTGCTAACGCTTTTAAATGCTTATATGACTCTAAACCATCATCGCTTTCAAAGTATGAAGCTATAATAAACAATGGGTCTTCCCCGTATGGTATATTACACATCTTCTTTTTGTTAGACGCTGTGTTAAACCACACTTCTTTCTTATTATTTCTAAGTTGTATTAGATTTTTATCTAATATATTTTGTATAGTAGCGTTAAACTTAAGGGCAGGATCTTTTAATAAATTCATAAAACCACCGGGGTTTTGTTTTGCAAATATTAAAATATCTCTTCTTAGCTCAGCTGTTGTAACTTTTGATACATCATTTTGAAATAAAACTCTAGCTACGTTTTCAACCTGTTCAACTGTTAGCTGTCTAGCTTCTATTAAAGCATCAACTTCTAAGTTTAAGTCTTCTACTAATTCTGCAGCTTCTTTTGCTTTATTTACTTCTGTAAACACTCTTCCTTTTCCAGGATGTAAGTCCATGAATTTTTGTAAGACTTGATTATTTTTAGGAACGTGTAAGAATCCATCTTCAAATACAATAGGCTCAATGATAGCGTTATCATCTTGCTCATCTTGAAATGGAGAGTTTTGATTCCTGGCGTATCTCAAAGGTCTATTAAGACCAGTGTCTTCATCAAAGTATAACAACGGAAACCTTGTAGTATGCCTTGATGCTAATATCAAAGATAAAGGTGGTGTTTCTCTTGTAAGTTTATATTGTTTATCTACGAATTTAGGTGTAGATTTTTTAGGGGTAATTTTTACTGTGTCCGTTTTAGGACTTGTATTTTCTTTTTTCATTTGATTTAATTTAATTTAAAATTTAAAAAAGGGGCATATTGCTACGCCCCTTAAAATTAATTACTAGTCTTGGAATAAGAAGAAGTTGTTTGCACCTAAAGTACATACAGCTCTCTCAGACAAGAAGTTTACTTGCATGTTATCGATATCCGACGTTGCAGCACCACCAGCAGAGCCAGTAATCCAAGTCTTATATCTTCTGTCTTCAGTTTCTGAAGCTCTATATCTAACATGTAAGAAAGGTCTCTTAGCGTTTTTACCAAGAATTTGGTCATAAACACTTGTAGAACCAGCTGGAACTAATAGTCCATTGATTTTACCTGAACCTGCACCTGATGGTAAACCACCTCTCATTGTAGGGTCGTTTAAGTATTTCCAATCAGTTTTATAGAAATCGTATCCTCTTCTGAATCCAGAGAATCCTAAGTTCAATGCCATATCTTCGTCATTGTCAAATAGACCGTAAGAAGTACCACCCGCTCCATAAGAGTTTTGAGCAGCTAACATATCGTCCATATCAAAAATGAATTGTCTGTTTGCGAAAATTACATTTTCTTCAATAGCTCCTTGTTTGTCTAATCTACTAATGATAGAATCGAAATCTGCTAGGGTAGTTGGGTTACCACCGTCCCAGATATTTCCTCTGTTTGCAACAGCATAAAAGATACCGTCTGACCCAGCACCTGGGTTAACAGCACCACCTGCGCTACCTAAAATAGCAGCAGCACCTGAGTTTTGCTCAGCTGGTACAGCTTCAATCATAGCTGTTTCTAAATAGTCATCGAATCTTAATCTTGTTTCGTGCTCAGACTTTAAATACCAAAGGTAACCAGTAGCACCGTCTTCAGTAGTTACTTCTACCCATCCGATTTGTGCCATATCAGAACCAGATACGTTGTAAGTATCTTTAATGATGATTGGCTTGTTGTCGAAAATGAAGTCGTTAGATTCTAATGAACCTACCATACCTGCTGTTCCTTTTTTAAATTCTGAACCGTAAATAAATACTGTAACATCTGCGTTACCAACACCAGTACCTGCAGTTACTAAACCACCTGCTTCGTAAAAGTCAGCTGTGAACTGTCCTTTACCACCACCGGCATTGTTTACTGCGCTTACTACTGCTTTGTTAAGACCTGAACCATCGTTTTGAACAACTACAATAGTTTGTCCTACTCTGACTACTTGCTCAGCAGTTGCTGGGTCAATTGCATCGTTTACCTGAAATACAGCTTGGTCAGCATTTAATATTGCTGCTGTACCTACGCTTGTATATTTTGTGTGTAACCTACCTTGCTCTGCCCATTTGATAAGGTCTGAGTTTGTAGGCATTTCCGCTCCTACCATTCTAAGGAATGAAGAAATCGTTCTATTACCGTATCTTTCAAATTCTTTTTCATAAGTATCAGGTAGATACTGATTTAGGAAATCAAAATTTACAATATAGTTTTGGGCTGTTGGAGTTCTTTCTGAACTCGGAGTCAACGCGAATGTTGGCGTTGCTTTTACTTGTCCTGCCATGTTATATTATTTTTAAATTATTATTACGTTTTTTTAATACTCTTAATTCGCAGTCCTTTGCTCGAAGGCTGAGAAACTGCTTTCACTTGAAATCCTGATTTAACAGAAACCTCTGGTGCACTACGCTCACTCATATTTATATTTTTCGTTTTACGTATTACATCATCAGTTGCCTGGGATTTGCCTTGTTCATAAAAGAACTGTGCAAACTTTTCAGGGTTCATTGCAACAGCTAAAGACTTGTGATAACCTTCTGCATCTTTAATAAAACCATTTGAATCCAAATATTTATTTACAAAATTAAGTGGAGTCTCTTGAGCTTTTCTAAGTTCAGAAGCACTACCTGGTGAATATACAACCTCATCTTCTCCTATTTTGAATTTAAAACCTTTAAACTCGGAGCTGAATACTTCATCACTTTTTTTGACAAACCATTCACGTTTTTGAGACGCATCTTCTTGTTGTGTTTTAGCTGACTCTAAATATTGCCTATATTCTATGAGCTCTTCGTTACTTTCAGAGGCAGAACTTTCCCTTGACTCAAGGGGCTGTTTGTATTGTTCCTGTTGTTGACGTAAAAACTTTTTAGCTTTAGCAATCTCTTTTTTCTTTGCTAGTTTTATTTTTTTAATATCTGAAGCTTCATGAATTTCTTCATCAATTGTAAACTCATCCATCATATCATCTATGTCTTCAGGGTCTAAACCTTCTTCAGTTATTGTATAATACTCTCTAAGCAAAGCGTCTGAACTAAAATCTGAATAATCTTTTTGCAATCTTGCATAATCTTCAAATCCTCGTCCAGTTTCTTTTTTATACTTTAGGTAAGCAGCAACGTCATTAGGAAGCGGTTCGCTTTCCTCACGCTGACTAACTAATTCATCAATAGAATTAATTTCCTTACCATATCTTTTTCCAATATATGAAAGAACTTCGTCTTCGTTTAATTCAGAAGGAGTTTCCATTACTGGAGGTTCTTCAACTTTAACCTCCTCAACCGGAGCATCCTCTGGTATACTTTCTTCTTTTACTTCTACGTTTTCTTGAGGTTCTTCGACTTTAACCTCTGTAGTTTCTTGCCCAGTCTCTGACTGTTGCTTCTCCTCATGCTTGTCAAGGAGTTCTTGTTCTATTTCTTGAGACGACTTTTCTTCAGCCGACACTTCTCTTACTTTAATATCCATTTGATTTAATTTAATTTATTGCAAAGTTACGTAAAATATAAACACATTATCTAGGTTCAAATTCAGCTAAATCGAAACCATCTAAAGAATCTTCATTAGATTCAAAGTTTTTAGGCGGTAAATTATTCTTTCGCTGATTTATTAACTCAGACTGTTGTGAATTTTGTTGACTTATTCTGTCACTTTTAGCAGTTTCTTTTTCATTTTCTCTAGCAGATATTTGTTCCTGCGTCATACCTTGTAGTTGAAGGCTATACTGAAACTCTTGCTGCATTAATTGTGATTTTAATTGTGCTTCAGCTTTTTGTTTTTCTATTTCAAAAGCAATATCTGCTTGTCTATATTTCATTTTAGCCTGTGTTTCCATTTCAATCTTTTGCATAGCTGTTTGTGCAGCCATTTGTTGAGACTGTAATTGTTGTTGTGAAACCATAGCTTGTTTTTGCATTTCTCTTTTATCGTCAGCCTCTTGCTTAGCCTTACGTTTTACTTTTAGCAACTGATTCGCAAGTTTAAGATTTTTAATTTCACGTATATCAATAGCATCTTCAAGGTTAATATCACCTTTTGATAATGCCATTTGAATATTTTGCTCAAGCATTGCTTTTTGCTCTTCATCTGGAGACAACTCAATAAAGATTCCAAAGTCATATATATATAAATCAGATATTTCTCCAAGTATGCTAACATTGTATTTACCTATTTTATTAATAAAGTCTTCCTTAAAGTCTGCGTATTCTAAAATATCCGCTACCCTGTAAGTTAAAGCCTCAGCTAACGTTCTATATATGTAAAGACTTCCATCTAATATATGTCGAGTAGCGGTATTAGAACTTAATGCTGCTAACTTTTGAACACCCACTAAAGCATCGGAGTTAGCAATTGTACCGTCTCTCGCTTCATTTAAGCCTGTTACAGCGCGTATCATATCTAAATAATGATTTAGGTTGCCAATAAGCATTTGTGCCTTAGAAGCTCCTGAATTACTTGTAAGCTGTTGTATTGGAACTTTACCTTGATTGTAATCTCCTTCTTGTGTATAACTTCTACCTATTACAGAACCTGTTTGGAAATAAAGTCTTAATGCATCTTCTGGATTATATGCTGCTCCCGTCCCTAAATCTACTTCATTTAAACCATCTGCATCTATATACACACCATCAGGCACTGTACGAGCAATCACTTGTTGTAATTTTAAATGAGTCATCTGAATTAAATCAGCATAAGGTATCATTCTTCTTACTAACGATTCAATCACTCCTTTATACATCCTTGGCGCTACAGCTACGTAATTTGGAATAGCATGTTGAGAAGCTGACTTAGGTCTTACCATATTTTTAGCAAGCTCCCATTTTAAGATAATGTTTGTCCCCATCACCATAACGCCATCATACCAAACATCAATTGTTTTTTCTACTTTTTCAAAATTGTTTTCCTCCATCATTTCATCTGGCGGATTAAAACCATCATCCTTTTCTATCATACTAATATTCCCGTTATCTTTTACTTTTTTCTTATAAACCATCTTCTTAGTGGTTTTATAATTAAAGTACATTAACGTACAAGTATCACGATAAAACATATCGTTTTCATAAAACTGTGCTGTGTTAAAATAGTCATACCAGCTTTGACTATATTTTGAAATTTTTTCTAAATCCTCTTTTGTAAGGCTCGGGTCAATTTTCATTAACTCTGCAATTGGAACTGTTTTAATTTCACCCCAATAAAAACAATCTTTAAAATGAGGGTCTTCTGTATAACTATAAACTATATTAGCTGGGTCTACATAAGAAACATCTACACCTGAACCTGGTAGAAACTGGTGTTTTGCGACAGCCATACCCGTCACCATCATATCGTAATCTAATCGCTTACGTATATCATTGTAATGATTTTCAGCAAACATTGTATCAATCGCCTCTTCTTCAGCAATCTCTATGGCTGGTTTGTAATTTAAATTCATATACAGCGACAACTCTTCGTCACTAGCTGGTAATTCATCAGGGTTCATTATAAAAGGGTCAAAACCTGTCCCCTCCTGAATAACTGATAAAACATCTTTAGCAGCCATTTGACCTTCAATCATTTCTTGATACTTATTTCTTTTAGATTGAGACAATGCATCTTGTGCGTAGGCTTTTACTTTAAACAATCTATCAGACATTCCGTTTACAACAATGTCTACAAACTTTGGAATAATAGGAACTGGAGTCCAGTCTAAATTTAAATAAGATAAATCACCGTCAACGGCTAATTCATTTTTATATTTTGCTATGGATTGTTCACCTCTTGCATATAGGCGTAATCTGTTAAAGTCCCTCCACTGACTATAGTATCGGCATCCGTTAGAATCTTTACGAAACCATTCATATTGAATGGCCTGTCCTATTTGTAATCCAAACTCATCGGTTGCTTTCTCAGCATCAGATACGAATTGACTAGGGAATCCTACAGATGAAATGTTTATGTTTACCTCTTTCATCTAATTAATTCACTTAATGTTCC